CTGTTTTTAATTTACCATTACGGTAATGTTCTACAATTACACCAGTTGATAAAGGTACTACCTTGTATGGTCTGATGCTTCTTTTAATTAGGAATTTATCTATTAATTTTTTCATATCTATTCTTCTATTTCGTTAAATACTGCGTGTTCTAAACAATCACCACATATTTCATCACTTAAATAAGATGCTTCTGCACCACAACAATTACTATACATATTCTTTTGTTATTTCGTTATACTCTTTAATGTATTCTTTAGCATCTTCTAAAAAAGTTGGTGCTATATGTTTTAATACACCTCTGTTATCCTCCATATAACTAAAGTAGGTTTCTAACCTTATCTTAATAGCATATAGCTTTTTAAATTCTTCTAATGGTAAATTTACTGTTTCTTTCATATCTGTTTTGTTAAGGGGGCTTTTACACCCCCGTTATTTTTAGTTTGTTAATTTGTAATTAGAAACATCTATTCTGTTGTCATTGTTGTGACCAAAATAAACAAAGTTTGCTCCATTCTCATACTCATACTTAATAGCAGAAGTACGACCACATTGAAACCAATCTGACCTAGTTTCTTTGAACCCTTTGCTTTCTAGCATAGCCTTGAAAGACTTGATACCATTATTATTGTAAGTTGTAAAATTGGTGTTGAAAAAAGTGTTAAAAGTTGTCATAATATATAGTTTAGTTAATTAATATAAAGCAAATATAATAATAATTATTAACATATAAACAATTTATTTTATTTTTTTTTAATGTAAAGCATATTTCCCAAAGTTAGGTCTGCTTAATATTGAGTAGGTTGCATAACGACAAGGGTCAATAATATGGTTATTTTTATCTTCGGGCGTGTTTATGAGCATACCAGCTTTATCTTCTTTCCATTTGTAGTTTCTAAACTCACTTATGGCATTTGTTGAGGTGGCTAGTATATGTATCTTATACCTTTTAAGTAAGTCAATACCAGCATTCACGCTATCCTTACCCTTTATACTAGAAAATATATTATTACCCATTGCACGCAGTTCTGATATTAATCTAGGTTCAGCGCTATCAGCATATATTGGTTTACTTGTAAGGTTAAGTTCTTTAAGGAATTTATTAATATCATTTGTAGTCATTTGAGTTCTGTACAAATGTTCTTGTATATAAAGATTATGCCCTTGACTATAAACAGCAACAAAAGTTGTAGGGTCATTAGTGTACCCAAAATCCATTCCATATGCAATTAGTTCTGCTTCTTGTGGTATCTGATTAACCTCAACATACTTAAATATAGTGCTTCTGCTCGCTGCTCTTTCTCCTAACCCATATATTTGCCAATATTGCTCGTCTGTATCTCTAAGGCGTTCTATTTCCTTTCTTATAGATGCTTCAATAAAAGGATTGTCTAGGTAGGTTGTTTTATAAAATACACAATCATCTCTAGTAATTAGTTTATCATATATCCAATGGTATTCATCAGATGGATTAAAATCTAGTATAACCCTATCTTGTGTTCTAAACAACAACTGCTGCATATCTTCAAAGTAAAGTTCGTTACCCTCATTAACAAATAGCAAGTCACGTTTCCTACCTCTAATCTTTTGTGGCTGGTCTAGTGATATAAATTCAACTAGGTTACCAAATAGGTGATATTCTGAATTAGACTTGTTATGGTATTGCTCACTATAGCATTTATACTTTTGTAATATAGCCATAAAGTCACGCATTACCGTTGCACGTAAACTTGGAAATGATTTACGGCATATAGTTATTATCTTGTTATTGTTGTTTGCACAATAATTAAAAATAACCCATAGTAGTATATTGTATGTTTTACCAGACCTTGTACCACCTTGTTCAACTACAATCTTTTTATCTGTGTTGGCTAAATGCTTATAGACTATATTAGTCTGTATCTTCGGTTTTATCAATTATCTCTATTTGAAAATTAGTTGGCATTCCATCTGCACCAGTTATTTCTTGTCTTTCAATATAACCTCTTTTCTTACCCTTTGTCTTTAGATAAAATATTGTTGCTGCTGTTGAATTATCAGCTATCTGTTTATGTAGTTGGCTTTCTGCAAAATCTAGTGCTACATTTTCTATGTCTTGTACTTCTTTAGAAAATGCTTCATCTTCTTTAAGCCACTTATAGTATGTGCTTCTTGGTATGTCTGCTTTCTTGCAAGCTACCGTAACAACTCCTAAACTTTGTTCAAGTGCTTTTAATAAGCTTTCCTTTTTTATGTGTCTACTTTCGTTCATTTATTATTTTTTTATAGCGGTTAAAAACTCTTGTCTACAACTAGCATCATCTTTAAAAGCTCCAATTAATTTTGTTGTTGTGGTATGAGTATTGTGCTTTTTAACCCCTCTCATTTCCATACACATATGTTTAGCAGTTAATTGCACCGCTACACCTTTAGGCTGTAATTCTTTCCAAAGAAATTCAGCAACTTGGATTGTAATTCTTTCTTGGTTCTGTAATCTTCTTGCAAATGTTTCTAATGTTCTTGCTAGTTTACTCAACCCTACTATTCTTTTATTTGGAATATATGCTATTGTTGCAGTGCCGAAAAAGGGAGCAATGTGGTGTTCACATAAGCTATGGAAAGGTATATTAGTTTGCACTATCATTTCATCATAACCCTCACTTTCAAAAGTTGTGCATTCCCATTTTGGAGGGTTTAAAAACTCTTTAAAGAATTTAATAAATCTTTTAGGTGTTTCTTGTAACCCCTCTCTATTTACATCTTCACCAAAGTATTGTAATAATCTTGATACATTATCTTCTACTGTTTCATCTGTATCACCATCTTTTGCCTCCCAAGGAAATACCAACCACTCACCTTGAAGTTCTTTTCTTTTATCTATTAATGCAATAAAAGGTTTATTGTATTTACTGTACCTTTTTTTTGTTGCTGCACTATCAATTAAATCATCAATAATTACATCAGCATCTTCTATTTTATCAACTGCATTGCTTGTCATACCTGCTACAATCTGCCCACCTCTTGGCACTCCATAGTATTTGGTATTTTTTGGTAAGTCTTTTATCACTTCATTTAGCCTGTGGTAAACTTGTTCCCACGTTATGTTTGTTTTTATCATACTCCAGTTTTTTTATTCCACACATCAATATGTAGTCTTGTTGTAAAGTTTAAATATTTTTCTTTTGCTAATTCTATTACTCTTAATTTATTTTTATTTAATAAATCTTGATTTTCACCCGCTGGCATTAAATAAATTTTATCTCTATCTACAATAGGTAGGTAATCTCTTTCTATTTCAATCCATTCTTTATCTGAATTTACAACAAATTTAAAAATTGTATTTTTTTTGTTTAATTGTTTTATTACTTCTGGTTTAAAAGTCATATTATTATCCATACCACTATTTCTTAATTTAGGACTACAATTCCATAACTGTACCTTATATAATAAATCTTCACTTGGCATTATTGTTCCATTTGTTTCAACTTCAAAATAAGCATTAGCATTTATGTTATGCTTGATGTAACTAATAAAACCTTCTAAACCACTTTGCTGCATCATCGGCTCTCCACCAGTTAGAATAATATGTGCGTTGTTTTTTATTGCTTCAACACAATCATTTGGTAAAATATTTTCATACTCTTTTGACAAGGCTTTCATCCACACCTCAACACTGTCACAACGCCATTCAGCGCTGTTATGTAACTCTCCGTCAAATTGTGTTCCCATACCTCCACACATTAAATTACAACCACCTAAACGAACAAATACACTTGGTATTCCAACTGTTTTGCCCTCGCCTTGAATACTGTAAAATACTTCACTTATTGCTAATTTATTTTTCTTCATATATAATTTTGCTTGTTTTAGTTTCTCCAAATTCAATTTTTCTAATTGGTAAACCTGCTTCGTTTTTAATTCTATTGTATAACCAAATTGCCATATTTTCAGCAGAAGTTTCAAAAGGAACTGTTTTATATTTTTCTCCTGCTAATTCTAAAATTTCAACCAATGGGTCGTCTTTACATAACAGAAAGTAATGGTCGTATTCTTTTATTATTGGCTCAACTAAATTATCAATATCACTAAATAGCATAGTAATACCGTTTTTCATTTTTCCAAACTCAAAAGTGAGAACCACATCATAGGTGTGTCCGTGAGGTCTGCCACATTTTTCTCCTGCTTGTTTATTTCTGTGTCCTGCATAAAAATAATACTTCTTTTCAATTTTAATCATCAGTATAATATATTTGATTTAATTCATTTAAAATTTCTTTTTTAGATAGTTTTAATAAAGGTGTTTTAATTTTAACTTTATTAAAAGATATTTTATTTATAAAATCCTCGTAATTATCATAAAACTCTCTACTATTATCTTTATATATATCCTCTAAATTTGTACCTAGGTGTATCTCTAATTCTTTATCGCCATACATACTGACAACATTTGCAATAAAAGTAAAATTTCTACAGCTAATTTCTTTTCCCTTTCTTGAAAATTTATTTAACTTAATACGTCTGTCTACATACTGAGAGCAGCAATTAAATTCTTTGCTTAGGTGTTCTTGACCGTAATCAAAAAAAAGTTTTAAATCATAATCGTACCTTTGATTTAATAACATACTATCAGCTCCACCACTTAATAATAATATTTTCATTATATTTTATCTAAATATTTTTGATACTTTACCCACTCTTTAAAGTTGTTTTTGGCAGTTTCATTAGTTTTAACTCTTTTGCCACTTGGTTTTAGGTGCTTTACCATTGTATCATTTTCAAACTTATAAACAGAACCAAACCTGTTTCCGCTCAGCCAACTTGTACTATCAACTGAATAAAAAGGTATCTCTTTTAATCCTTTGTGATTTGTGTATCCTAATCCGTGGACTAGCACTTTTTGACTTTTTGCGTAAAGAACTAACTTTTTTAGTTTCTCAGGGTGAGTTCTAGTCCATCGGCTATCGTGTTGTCCAGATGCCCCTATTGCAATGTATTTATATTCTTTACAAAGTTTTTTATAATAATTTGTTCCTAGATATATATGAAAAACAGGTATCGTTTTTTTACCTGTTTCTTTTTCAATATAACTTCTTATATCCTCAGTTTCTTTTATTCCTATTAACTCATACAGGTCTAATTCAAAAAAGTGTTTAACATTGTATTGATTTATAAATTTAATGTAATCATCAATGTACTTTTTTAAATCAACTTTAACACCACTAAACATACTAAATGCTCCACTATCTAGTAAAAAACCTTTATACTTATTTATAACCTTTGCTTCGTCTTTACTTATATGATAAAAAGTTTGAAGCCTATAAAAATCATAGAAGTCATCATTGAGCCAAGTTTTTATTAATCCGCTACCTGCTAAAAACATTTTCATAAACCAATAGCAATTTTAAATATATCTTCTGCTCTTTGGTTTTCCTCTTTTAACCTTTTTACAATTAAGTTGTAATCCTTTTCAGAATACTCTAAAACAATTTTATTAACTTCTTTTTTATCCTTTTGCTCAACATCTTCAAATAGGTCATCTATATCTACTTCATCAGTCATTTGCCAAACCTCCATACCCCATTCATTCAAGAGTTCAGAGTTCCATTCATTACCTAGAGCATCCCAATCCCATTCTCCAAAGCCAACATTATCTTTTACAATAAATTCTTTTTGTTGTTGTTCTGTAAGTCCATCAGCTTTCAATATGTACACTTCTTTTAAACCAGCCTCTTTACAAGCCCTTAATCTCATATTACCACCTAGCACTACCATATCTTTATTTACTACAATAGGTCGTAGTTTAAGCATCTCTGGGAAGTCTTTAATTGACTTTACTAGCTTTTTAAACTTATTGTCTTTTATGATACGTGGATTGCTTTCATTTGGTCTTACCTTACTAATCTTTACTTTTTCCATATCTATATAACGTATTTAATTTATTTATTTCCTAACTTTAATTCTAGCAATTTTTCTCTTATTGCTTTTCTTTCTTTACCCTTTGGTAATTTGTCAAATAATTGCTGCAGCTTTTGTATTAGTTTTTTTTTTGTCATAGGTTTTCTCATAAAGTGCCATTCTTTTTTTATTACGATGCACAATTTATTATTTCATACTCATTTTTATTCTTTTTCCAATCAAATGATTTTAAAATTACAGACACCCTTTCATCATATATTTTTTTTTGTGTTCTGTTTAAATCACGATATTTAATTTCATTAATTGTAAAATCAGAATTTAATTTTTTTTCTAATTCTTTTACAATGTCTACTTTTTTTTCAAGTTTTTTAATTTTTAAATTTGCGGCTTTATATTTATTTTTTATTTCTTTATATTGACTGTATAATTGTTCTAACCTTGGATATTCTACATAATCTTCATCGGGCAATATTTCAAAGTAATTTTCTAATGTATTAAAATATTCTGCTCTATATGTTCTATAAATTTTAAACATTTTTAATGCGTGTATTACTGTGGCGTGGTCATAGGTTTTTAACTCAGGTTGTTTTTTTATATAAGCTGCTATTGCTGTTGGTCCTAAATGAAATTTATCTTTTAATAAATAACAAAAAAATGCCCTATGCTCTATAACATTTCTAACTCTTGTTTTTTCAAATATTTCTACACCAGTCAAAGAAATTAGTAAATCACTTATTTGTTTTGGCGTTTTTAAAATTGGTATTTCTATTTTATTTTCTTTCATTGCTTTGTAGTTTTTGTATGTATAATGCTGCATCCATTAGTTCTTCTTTTAGGTGCTGCAAAAAATTATCTTTGTTATTGTCTTGTAGTGTTGTTTTGTATTTGTCTATACCTACACAACTTCTTATATCAAATTCTCTTTTTAAATCTTCAACTATTTTGTCTTTCATTCTGTTCTTAATTTTAAAAGGTGATAGCACTCTGTGTATTTTTGTCTTGCTTTACCTTTGTATTCTTGTTTAAATAATTCATATAGCTTTCTTGTGTATTGGTATTTTGTTGCGCAGTCTTTAAAATGCTTTTCTGCAAACACTTTTCCCTTACCTTTAAAGTAGTTTACATTATCTGCGGTATCACCAACAATGCATTGCTCATAGAAATTGTACATAGCTTCTTCTTCTGATATATCTAGTATCTCTTTATGCTTATAGTGGTAGTTGTACATCAAGCAAGGAAATTGTTTGTAGTCTTTATCTATTGATACAATCATTACCTCATCTCTACCAATATCATCACTAATTTGCTTCCAGTACCTTGCAACCATATCATCTGTTTCTACACCGTAACCCCAAATGCTATCATATTGTTCTTTTACGAATTGGTGCATCTCATCTAATAGTGGTGGTAATTCTTGTTTCTTTCTGTTGGCTTTGTACTTTGGTGTGATTAGTTTTCTAAAGTTACCCTTTGAACCACTAAAGGTTAAAATTTTATCTATAGGATATTTTTCTTCTAAGTGATTAACAATAGACATAAATTGCTCATCAAACTTATTTCTCGCATCAGCTATGTTTGTGTAGTATAGTTCGTCATCTGGTGTTTCTCTTTTACGATAGCAACTTGCAAAAATTAAACTATCTGCATCTACTAATAAAATCATAATGCTTCTTTAATCATTTTAAGGTGCATTTCTTGCATCTTCTTTTGTTCTTTAGTTACCATATTAATTATACTTGGTAAGTCTCTAAAAAGCTGGTCTACATTCATTACAAGTGTTTTGTCATCATTATGACCATAGCCAATATATAATTCACCATCACTACAATATAAAGTGTTTGTTTCGTATATGTAAGTATGTGATTGCGCTTCTTTTAATTGTGCTTTTAATATTTCTATTTGCGCCTCTAATTTTTCTATTCTGTTATCTTGTCCCATTTGTCTATTGTTATGTTAAGTCTTAAATAATTTTTATTCTTCGTTTCTTTAACTTGGTAGTTAATCGATATGTCTGATATAGATGTATCAGCTTCTGTATAATACTCTATTTGTTTTTTTAGCTTTTCCCAAGCCGCATCGTTAACTTTCATATTAAAATGATTGTATTATAAAAGCATCATCATCTATTTCTATAACTTGTGTATGCCAAGTAATTGCATCAATGTCTGGGTAATCTTCTGCGTCATATTCTAAATGAAAATCTTCAAGGCTGTCGTATTCTACATAATCACAACATAATGCAATAATATCTAATTCTATTTGTTCCCCAGTGCTGTCTTCATATTCTTCTAAATATTCAAATAAGGCTTTTTTACCTTTGTAACTAAATTGGTTTTGCCTATCCATATTATAAAAGGCGTCTTGAAATTGTCCGAAAGTAATTGTTTGTTTCATCTGTTTTGTTTTTAAATTATAGTTTTTTCCCACATAAAGGGTACATTCTAGTATAAAATGATTGTCCTTTTTTTATTTTTTTGTTTTTAAATATAATATCTTCGGTAGCAACCTCATCTATTCTACCGTAATATCCTATTTGTTTTCTATCTGGATTTTCTAATATAGTTGTACCAATAAATTTATCGTCAATCATATATTCTAAAAAATAACCAAGTTTTTCAAATTGTGACATTCTGTTTTTGTTTAATTAATAAAAAACAAATATAACAGTTATTAACTTATTAACGCTCTTTTTATTTAATTATTTTTAGAAAGATTTATATTTATTCTTACTGCTTGGTTTTCTTTAAGCAAGTAAACGTCTTTTAAAAGCTTTTTCTTTGTCCACATTGTAGTATCTGGGCAGTACTTTTTTACTGGTGCTGGCATCTCTAAAGTATCTAACCAATACATAAAGTTTCCTTTGGTGTCATTTACAAAGAATATCTTTACAACATCATCTAAAGCCATTAGAGCATCGTACTTGTCTTTTTCTAACATCTTATCTTCATAGTACTTGTTTCTAAATTTCATCTCTATAACGCAATCTTTACCTTTTGGGGTTTTACCTTTTGCATCGTATCTTGAATAACCATCACCGCAATGTTCCAACTCCCAACCATCAAGATTTAATAAAAACACAACTGCCTTTTCCCACTCATTAATTTTTTTAATGCCCATTATTCCAAATTATGTTAAGCTGCTTTATCCACAACTTTATTTTCTTTGGATTGCAAGTGCAAGGTTTGTGGTATTTATGATTGTAATACTTTGCGTGCAACTGACATATCAATTCAAACTCATTACCTTGTAAAGTGTTCTTTGGTTCTGACCTAAAGTTGCTCCAATCCTTAAAATCTTCTTTAGTAAATTTTACCATCTATCAATTTTTATTT